AAACATGCTGGACACATGTAATATACATGCCAGTGAATATAGTTGGACTGCTACAAATTTTGACGCCATTGTTGATAACAATGGTACTATTGACAATTTGTACGAACAGATGGATCTAGTAAGAAAACAGGTGCAACCTGAAGAGCAGAGATTGGCAATTTGACTAAATAAGCATCTTTTCTCCGATTTCTAATAAATATGTTTATTGGAACAAGGAGAATAAAATGCCTACATTAGTATCCCCAGGTGTAGCAGTTAGTGTTACTGACGAAAGTCCATATGGCGGCGCTGGCGCCGGCACAGTGCCACTAGTTATTTTAGCCACAGAAACTAACAAAGTTAATGTCAGTGGCACAGGTTATGCAGCTGGAACAATTCCAGCTAACGCAGGTAAAGCAACATTATTGACCAGTCAGCGAGATTTAGTTGAAATGTTTGGCACTCCTGTGTTCAGAGAAATCAATGGCACCCCAGTACACGGTGCAGAAACAAACGAGTACGGTCTACTAGCCGCTTATAGCTTTTTAGGCCTAGCAAACAGAGCTTATGTTCTAAGAGCAGATATCGACCTAGCACAATTAGAGCCCAGTGCAACAGAGCCAACAAGTGCTCCTGGTGACGGTACGTATTGGTTAGATTTAGTAAATTCAGTTTTTGGAGTATTTGCACACAACGGTACTACGTGGGTTGCAGTAACCACCAGCGCCAGTGATGGTGTCCCATCAAATTCAGATGGCAGCAACGGTGACTATGCTATAGACATCAGTGATAGTTATAAGGTTTACAAAAAAGCATCAGGTTCATGGGGCCAAGTTAATATCAATTATGTGGCACCACATAATAATATCCCCACAGGTTCAAATGGTCAGCATTGGATTAAAACAACAACTTATAACAGTGGATTAAAGCCAGTTGTTAAGAAATATGTTTCTGCCAATTTACCTGCAAGTAGCCCATGGGTAGCACAGTCTATCACAGCAGGAAATTCTGATCCTAGTTCTGGCAGCGAAGGTGATCTTTTTGTCAATGTTGCAGTTGGTTCGGGCGGTATGGCCTTTAAGATGTATTCCAACGGTTCTTGGACAACATTAAACGAAACAGCAAGTTTAACGGCACCATCAGGAACAGCAGAAGAAGGCACATTATGGTACAATACAAATTTAGCAGCAGATTTATATACAAAGTCATCAGGTGCTTGGCAAGCAGTTAGCGGCACAGTTACCATTGATGCAACAGCACCAAGCTCACCAAGTGCAAATGATATTTGGATTGACAGCAGCGATTTAGAAAACTATCCAAGAATTCATGTTTATGACGGTAGCGATTGGCAAGAACGTGACACAGCAGATCAAACAACACCAAACGGTGTAGTGTTTGCTGACATGGGAGACAGTGCGACTGCTCCTGACGCAACAGAGTACCCTGATGGTATGATGCTATGGAACATGACAGACAGTACGGGTCATGTTAAACAATATACAGCAGTAACAGGCGGATATGCTTGGATGTCATACAGTGGTAATAAAGCTGATGGCAGTCCATACATGATGCGTAAAGCTCAACGTGCTGCGGTTGTTCGTGCAATGCAAGCAGCAACAAATGCTAATACGTCAATTCGTGAGGAAATGACAACATTTAGTTTAATGGCAGCTCCAGGTTATCCTGAACTGCTAGACGAAATGATGGCATTAAATGTTGATCGTAAAGAAACAGCATTTATTATTGTTGATACACCAATGCGTTTAAGCCCACAGGCCACAGCATTAGAAGCTTGGATCAGCGGCAATAACGCAACAGTGACCGGTGAAGACGGATTGGTAGCAAGTTCAGCAGGACACCAAGCAGCAGCTTATTATCCAAGTGGGTTAACTAGCGATTTAACAGGTATGGATGTTGTTGTACCTGCAAGCCACATGGTATTGCGTACAATGGCATACAATGACCAAGTTAGTTATCCCTGGTTTGCTCCAGCTGGATTAAGTCGTGGTGTTGTAACAAATGCAACTAACGTTGGATATATTAACAGCGAAGGTGAGTTTGTGCCAGTGGCACTAACAACGGGACAGCGTGATACACTATACGGTGATGGCACTCGTTCTGGTGTTAATCCAATTACACGTTTCCCAGGGCAAGGTATTTTTGTGTTTGGGCAAAAAACATTACAACCTACTGCCAGTGCATTAGACCGCGTAAATGTTGCTCGTTTAATTGCTTACTTGCGTGAGCGTTTTGATCCACTATCAAGACCATTTATTTTTGAAATTAACGACAAGATAACTCGAGCAAATGCTAAACAAGTGTTTGATGGCTTCTTAGGCGATTTAATGTCAAAACGAGCTCTATATGATTTCATTGTTGTTTGCGACGAAACAAACAACACCCCTGCCAGAATTGACAGAAACGAACTATGGATTGATGTTGCTATTGAGCCTGCAAAGGCAGCAGAGTTCATCTATATCCCAATTCGAATCGTTAATACCGGTGAGTTATCAGCCTGATAAATACATAAGCCGAAGGAGATAAGAGATGGCAGATTTAACACAATTTGGAGTTCCTACAGTGGGTGGCAATGCTGTAATGATGCCTAAACTCCAATACAGATTTAGGGTTCTATTGGTTAACTTTGGTTTAGGCAATGGCTCTACTTTGGATGTTACACAAAATGTAATCAGTGTAACACGCCCAAGTTTGACTCATGATGAAATCACTGTAGATGCTTACAATAGTCGTGTTTACCTAGCGGGTAAGCACACATGGGAAGCCATTACGTTAACAGTGCGTGATGATATTAATAACACAGTGTCAAAGCAAATTAGCCAACAGTTACAAAAACAATTAAGCCAGGGTTTACAAAGTGCTCCAGCAGCTGGTTTTGATTATAAATTTGGTATGGTTATCCAACAGTTAGATGGTGGTCAGCCAGGCGAAGTTTTAGAATCATGGACATTGAATGGTTGTTTCATTCAGAATGCAAATTATGGTGAAAATAATTATGCAACCAGTGACGTAATGTCAATTACGCTACAGATACGTTATGACAATGCTGATATTCATGGTGAAGAACAAACAGTAGCCACTGACAGCGGCGCATTGACATCAAGCGTAATGCAAGTGGGCGGTAGAAATCAGGCAAAATAAGGAGTGATACGTGGCGGCTTTAACAGACGCTATGAAATGGTATAACTTAGGCGGGCTCAAAGCAGCTCGCCTAAAGTACTTTTTCAAAGTGGAATTTTATACCAGTAAGTACGATCTCCCCAGTAAATTGATTGTGGATACTGTTAGAACTATAGAACTACCCAAATATAGTATCGAGTCTGAAGTTGTAAACTCATGGAATGTTAGACAAGTAGTACCCACTAAGATAAATTTTGAACCAATCAGCATTTCGTTTACTGATACTATTGATAATAGGTTTCAAAATTTTATAACAAAATACATGGATATTATTAGTAATAGCTTTCAAAAATTAGATAGAAGCAAACGAACCAGTTTGGATGGCTTTGGACTTAACAGTTTATTAGCCGATGGAGATTGCCCCATAGACAAAATTGTAATTTATAGATTTTATGGTGCTGATGCGGACCGAGAAGAATTAAAAAATGTAG